TTTTCCTTTGAGATTCTTAGTCTATCTTTTTATTTTGACCCCACGTTCGACACTCTTCAATGTAGTTATTGTAAGCAATAAAATCTTCATTTTCACTGTCAAGTATCCCTAGTCTTAACATTTTAGCTTCTTCATTTGAATCATAATGGAGTTTGATTTTTTTAACCACAGCCTCATTGATTTCTTCTATACTTTCATACTCCGGGGGCTCTGGAGCATTAGTTATAGAAAGAATATCCCCCTTAGGACTTAGAGTGACATCTGCGGGAAGTCTAATTATACTATCAAATTGTTCCCGGGTTATTTCTTTCATACCTTCTGGCACTTCAAAACTATTACTGGTGCATTGTTTACCAGTTATCTTATTATTACCTATTCTAACAAGATACATATACTATCCCTCCTCTTACCAAACCTCATAATATATTGTTTTTGTTACTGTGTCCTCTTCTGAATCATGACTTTTTAAGGTTATTAAAAGATTAGTGCCATTAATATAAAATTCTTTTCCTTCAATTTGTCTATCCCCCCAAGTTGTAATTCCATTTCCATCAAGGCCAGAACTATAATCGGTTATTTTACCTAAACTTTCGCGTGCCCAAGAACCTCCTTTGCCATCATATGTGCCCGTACCAACCCAGCCAGTAACTTTTGTATAAAGGCTATTAGTAGTGAAAAATATCATTATTGAGCCTACTACTGCCATGCCGTTATTAAAACTACCTCCCAGAGGCACTGTTATGGTCTTTTCTTCCCCAATAGCTAGCGTTTCATTAAGCGTAACTTTACCGTAAGTTCTAATTTCTGGAGCATATTCTGAAGGTTGTTTACCTCCAAGCAAGCCGGCATCTAAGGCACTTCCAGCTCCATCATTACCTGAATGCCATACATCGTTTAATGTGGGGGTAAATATAGTATCTGCAGTTGTTGCAATCTGTCCCATGTCAAAGTAATAAGGTATGGTAGAATTATACTTAAATACAAATCCTCTAGCACCTGCTGAAACATGAGTTGTTTTATACTTGTAATTTCCACCATTGTCAATATAAAAGTTCATACCAAAGGCAACAATTCCTCCGGCTGCATAACCAGAAATTGTCCCATAAGTGCCTAGCGCAATCATATTCTTGTAAGCCGCGCCAGTAGTTGTCATCATCTCAAGAGGTCCTGTCATGATCCCTCCCGCTTTTGTCAGAAAGGGTGTTATAAAAGCGGCGGTCAAAGCATTTGCTAAAGTAGTTAAATCAGCATCACTAGCGTTTTGGTTTTGGTTTGCAATTACCTGACCAATGGCCGCAGCCATAATAGACACCTGTCTATATAGCTTATTGTGTAAAGCGGAGGGAGCTACCCCAGTACTTACCCCTCCTATCCTTTGGGAATCTATTGCATATTGTTCATCTGTTTCAATGTTTCCTACATTCTCATCGAACACTAGAAATTTATTAGTACCAGCCATTACTTATCCCTCCTTTATTAAGTAGTACTATACCAATTACCTGAATCATAGCCAGCGAAGGAGTCATTCTCTAAGTCATACCCAAATATAACATCAGTTACATATAGGAAAGTCATAGTCACTCCTTGAGGTTTTGGGATGATATAATTGTGAGAAATTAAGTCTTTCTGTAACTGAGTCAATTCTCCAACCACCGCTACTTGTACAGTCATATTTTGTCCATCTAAGAAGATTATGCTTATAGTAGGGAATACATTTCTCCAGATAGCCAGTATCTGCTCGGTAGTGCCCTCCCAATGATTTTGAGCTATTTTAGTTTTAAGAACTAACCTATAGGTATCATCATCTAATAAAGGAGAATCTTCACTATCGGTAGGTTGAAAAGTAAGAAGCCTTTTTCTGCCCAGAATATCTCCAATAGTATCAAGCTGACTACCAACAGCCCCGTCTAAATCAAAGTCATCATTTAGAGAATTTGCTGCTATAGCTACATCATCTGCTTTACTCAAAAAGGCACTGAGTAAGGCGTTGAACTTGGTCTTTGTCTTATGTTGAGAGGTAATTAAATTTAAGTATCTTTGAATATCAGCCAATTTAATCCCCCCCCTAAGTTACTGTTACAGTAATATTTGCTACGTTACCTCTGGTAACCTCATTGAAAGCTATTACAATGTCACTTGTTCCTTTTACTTGACCGTGTTTAGCGGCAGTTACTGAGGTAATTGAGAAAGTAGGTTTACTTAAATCTGATATAGTTGCTAGTGAAGCTCCCCATAAACTAGAAATTGCAAGATCATCTCCAATTTCTAAACTATTAAGATAACTAACTAGAGCATTTTTAATGTCTAGAGTAGTTTGAGAAGTATATCCGGATAAACCTTTTACTGATATAGCCACATCAATATCAACATAAGAAGGTCTATAAAACCTTATAGTATTAACATATCCATAAGCATCTGTAACTTGTACACTCGTGGTTCCATTTGTATAACAGCCAACCCCTTTTTTATTGTATATCGCTTGAGCTATATCTGCATCAGCTCCCCCCTCAACTACAGCGGTTAAACTGTGAGCAGGAAGTCCATTAGAATCAGCAGCCCCAGTATCATTTTCATAAACTACAAACCGAGTAACTCCCAAAACTTCTGCGATGCTTCCTTTTGTTCCTTCAAGCACCGTCAAACTAGGTCTGGCTGCACTTATAGCTTGTCTAGCTCTTAAAACGGAATCCGTCTCCACAGATACTCCTGAAGTGGCAACCACAGAATTAGTTACTGCGGTCCATCCATAAGTTGGAGTAACTATAGTAGTTATATCCCCTACCCCTGCTAGTATTTCCCCAGCTATCTCACTGGTAGCAATTACCGTTACAGTTCCATCCTCACCTATAGTTACACTTTCTGGAAGGTTCCAGCTATTTAGATTAACATCCGCAACTATTCCATTTGCAATAACTGTTCCAGCTATTCCCGTAAGAATAACAGAACAAGTAGAGTATGAAGACCCTTTTCTGGAAATCCCATTTAATTTAACTAGTGAATCCAAGGACGTTCCCAAAGCGGTATTTGGTCCTTTGCTACTATATACCGATTGCAGTAGCAGCATACAATCATAATCTTTTGCGGCATATGCAGAAATCATTTGATAATCTAGGCTATCATTTTCCAGATAGATATCTTGACCAAATATTGTTTTTGCTTGTTCTATAAGGTCATCCCGAATATCTGAATATGTAGGCAAATGCAATCCGGTTTCATCAATATAGGGTGCAAAATATGCCATTATAATGTCACCTCCAATTTGGCATTGCCGTATTTTGTGTTCACAACACAGGATATAGAATATTGTCTGTTTTCATAAGTGCTTAAAAAGGATTCTATCCCTGTTACGTCAAGAGTATTTATAATTCTATCCTGTATCAATAAATCAGCTGCATTTAATTTGTCCGGAGTTCCCGGTTGTCCTAATATGCTTTGAAATAAAGCAAGCCCATCTTCTTGATCTTCCCACCATTCGTTTTTCAATAAAAGAAGCCTGGTCTTTATGGCCTGGCTTACTGCTAATACTCCTGATATGAAATTCTGCTTATTCTTACCAAATGTATAATCTCCCTGTGCATCTTCCATTCTGTATATCAATTCCAATCCCCCTTTAAATAGGAGTTCCGTTTTTCTTTACCGTTGTTGCTACCAAGTTTATTTCACCTGGCTTAATGTTTATATAGGTACTGCCATCTTCTGTTCTTAGTTGAGCTGACGTTGTTGAATAATTTGTTAATTTATTAGGCTGGCTCCAGCACCCCATAATCGCAAAAGCATCTGATAAGTCATGCCTTCTTTTTTCAATTTGGTTTTGAATGCCGCCATTAGAAAACCACGCATCAATACACATATCAGAAAATACAACAAGACATTCATCTCCCTCTGATATAGGCATTGTAAGAACAAATCCTCCGGCTCTTGGAAAACTTATAGGGACATCTAATAATTCCGGCAACGTTATGTGTTGAATAGTGCCATCTAACGCCTTTACTATTCTTTCTCTAATTGCCGGTTGTACTGTAACCGTTTGAGTTAAAGCATCAAAACTTTTAACTATTCCAGGTATAGAAACTCTAAGATTAGCCGCCCAGTTTTCGCTCATACGTCTATAAAATTCGTCTTGACTTCCACTTCTTTCCGCTATACTCCTCATATATCACCTACCATAACGCTTGTGATGAGTTTGCTATCATTGCTGGGTTCATACCAGCCTGTGTTACTGTTTCAATTTCTGTATACCAATCGTTTCCTCTTGTGTCCCCTGTATTGATTAATTGATAAGCTCTGTATATTCCGTCATTATCAAAAGGTTGTTGGAACTGCCCCTGTTGAATCCTATTGGCCCTTATTAAGCTATTATCAATATGCACTAGCGAATTTAACTTAATCTTGGGATTTAGTAAGCATTTAATTCTTGCACCATATTGGGTTTGTTCCGGGACCCCAATTAATCCAGATGTTGGGGATAATTCAATTATCTCTCCTGTTGGTAAATCCGGAGCTTTAATAATGTTCCCCTTGCCATCCTCAATATAAAAAGTAGCATTTTCAGACTGTGCAATTTGTCTCAAATAATCCCTAGCAAGTCCAAAAACAACCTTCCCTCGAGTTAATTTATTGCTCGAAAGGTTTTGCGATATACTTCCGAATTGTATAGGTATAGAGGCTCTATTACCACAGCTTTCTATTACTTTTCTTGAAGTCTGACCTTTGGGTATATTGAACCCAACCATACCTTGTGTAGCAAACCTATCTCCATCTAAAGCAATAAGAGTAAGCTTGTAAGTTACTCCATCTTCTTTTTCTCGTATTGGCAATATTATATTGCCATCAAAAACAACTCCATAATGTCCACCTTCGTATCCTGCTTCAACAACAATTCTGTCACCCTCATCTATAATTGCATTTTCGGTTTCTGCATTAAGGTTATATATAACAACCTCTGAATAATTTAATTGAAGTTGCATAGTTTTGATAGTTTTAAAGGTGCACCTTAAATCAGACACATCGAGAGCATAATTACCGCTAGTTCCAACTAATACACGATATTTACGCCCATACAATATATCACTGTTTTTTATGGTGTTTAGTTGTGCCGAATACAGCTTATCAAGTGGTGCAATAGAAAATCCTGTTTCGATTTCTGACTGCGATGAACTCGAAGCCATACTCTGATAATCAAAGTTTGAATTATGATATTGATTCCAGATGTTCAACCGTCTCTGATAATCAGAATCTGGGATTGCAGGTCCAACATATGATCGAGTGAATTTATCCCAGTTGCCTCCCCATCCTTCCCAATACCCTTTAATGCAATGAACTGCAACAGCCATAGAATAAGCATCGTTTGACAGGGTAAAAGCTTTTAAGTTTTCTAAACTCATGCCCGATATATCTATGCCTAATTGCTTTGCGGCACTTTCAAAACTATTCATATGCCATTTGGGCCATACCTGACCGTATCCTACAGCATTCCCATTGTCACCGGGCTTGTTTACCCCGCCTGTCTCGGCATCAATAGTGGCTAGAACAATATCAACAGCCACGCCCTGTCTAGGAGCC